CCCACAGGGGGGCTACTCTATTCCGTGAAGGGTTAAGGATCCTTTGCGGAGTTAGGACTTATATGTCTGCACCACGGTACCGAACGCGTACTACCTCGAACCTAGGTTCGGGATACTTACGCTATCGCTGGCAAGGAGACGGGTACGCTTCGCTACGAGAAATTGGTAGTTGGCCATCCCTACGGGAGTACAGCAGCATCGTTGATGCTGTTGGCACTTCTAAGACTCAGAGAGTCAAGCCAGTTAGCCACTACTCGTACAAGTATACCGGTCTTCCTTACCAACCCTTCGCTGCTGACTACGGCCTAATGGTCGTGCCAGAGGGGGAGGGGTCCAACCTACCGCAAATTGCGATAGGCGACTTTGGTGCAGATGAGTTTCTGTTGCCCACAACCCAAATCGTCCAGGCGAACGGGGAAGCTTTCACATTCTTCTCCGAGCGTTTCCCTACCAAAATCAGCGGTGCTGAATTTGTACAGGGTATCTTCGAGATAGCGGCTTTGTTGCCAAAACTCGAGAGATCTGTGACGCAAACAATCTCGGGAGCGTATTTGACCAAAAAGTTCGGTTGGGATAACCTGCTTTCTGATCTGAACGCGTTCACGACGCTCTGTAGCTCCATACGTGAAAGAATGGAGTTCCTGAAAAGGACCTACGGGCGCCCCACAAAGCTGCACTTCCGGAAACCGGATCTCCAAATGTTGGAATCCTTACATCTGGATTATGGTGCTGTTCGTGGATTCGGAACGAGATTGACTCTTAAGAAGTATCAGTGTGACTACAGTGCCACTGCGACGTTATTGCAGTACCTGGGTCATATTGACGACTTCATTGGGTGGTTGAGGGCTATCGTTATTTCCCTGGGACTAAACAACCCGTTGATGTCTGTATGGAAGACTTCACGTCTTTCCTTCGTCATCGACTGGTTCTTCAATGTCTCGGGGCACCTGGCTCGCCTTGCGGCGGTACAGCCCGCGGAGGAGTGGTCGGTACTTGATGTATCCCATTCCACTAAACTAGAGGCTGTATTTGACGTGCACCAGGTGAATGACGGTCTCATCAGTCAACCAGATAACCTGGTTTACCTTGGGACCTTCACTGTAAAACGATATCTTAGAGACGTTGGTCTTCCGCTCGACTTGACTGTCTTCACCCCGTCGAGCTGTACCCCTGATCAGCTGGTGCTGTTACTTGCCATGATGGGAGCCAAGTAGCTCCTGTCCTCTGGTACACAATCGCTGCCGGGACTTCCGGTGGCATCGCTATATACAGGAGGATTTTCACCATGCTTACCGCTAATCTTACCCTAGACGACGCGAGTGGCGACGAGGTTGCCTACAACCTGCAGAGTTATCTGCCGGATGGCGCTCGTCGCGTCGACGTTGCTCGTACCTCAACCGAACCTCGTTTCCTGGAAATCAGGCACACGAGTAACGGCAAAGGGGCGAACATCATCGACCGTCATCTGATTTCGTGCTATGTCACGGAAGAGGATGCTGCCGGTACTCCACGGAAGGCTGTCGTCAACTTGACGATGGCTGTCCCGCGGACTACTGCGATCTCCACCACGGATGTCCTCGACTGCCTTGCGGCAATTGTAGACCTTCTGGGTGACGGTGGCTTCGGAGACTCCGGTTTTACCGGAACCACCAATGCGGCGGCTATTCTTCGTGGCGAAAGCTAAGAAGGGTAGTTTCTACGGGGCGGTTCGCTAGTGTGACTGTGGAGAATTACCCGTATGGGTTCTCGGAACAGCCATAGCGAGGAATACCTCGATCTCGTTCTGTCGGTAATCGACCAAGATCCGCTAGGTATCACTTCACGAAAAGACCTTGACATGGACCGGCGTACAATTTGTAACCGGTTTTCTGCCGAGGGTCTATCTTTCCTGACCAAGACGTTACCTCTCTTAGGTAAAGCTCTTGATCTGGGTCTGGTAGAGGCCAGTCTCTGTGTGCCACGTGAGTTCAAAAAAGCTCACAAGTGTACAGGTATACCCGCATTTCTGCAGGCGTACTTTAGACTGGTCTTCGATGTGGATGGTATGCTCCTCGAGAAGGCAGACCCAGGTGCTGTAAAGCATCTGCGTCAGGTCCTTTTCATGCTTTACAAGCTCGAGTTGCCATACTCGGAAGCTTCGGAGGCTCGCATCATTGCGAACTTCGTCGCGACCGAATTGGAACTCGAACTCGGCGCTGATGTTGAGACGTCTGCCCTCACGGCAGCCGCGTCCTATATCATCCGCGACGTCCTTTCGGATTTCGACCCGAAGGATATCCTGCCAAAGCATGGTCCAGGAGCCGTTGCTACTGGGGAAAAGTTGGAAGAAAAGTGGACGTTCAGTCGACTTTATTCCGCTATTCACCAGGTCTACCCCTACTACGATTACTATATTGTAGGCAGGGGGAGAGAGCTGATGGATCGGCTGGGATGGTATCGCTCCCTGGAACGCCAGACTTCTGGTGTGGCCAAAGTGGTACTCGTTCCAAAAGATTCGCGAGGTCCGCGCCTTATTTCTTGTGAACCACTGGAATACCAGTGGATCCAGCAAGGTCTGGGACGCAAGTTGGTTGATCACTTGGAGTCCTTTTGGATGACTCGTGGGCAAATCAACTTTACTAACCAAGAGGTCAACAGGTCGCTCGCCCTCCAGTCATCAATAACTGGGGAGTATGCAACTTTAGATCTCAAGGAGGCCTCGGACCGGGTGTCTACTGAGCTTGTTCAGCGCCTGTTCATGCATAATGAGCAGATGCTTCGCTCGCTTCTGGCAACCCGGACGACAGCTACAAAGCTCCCCTCTGGGGAGGAGATCACCTTGAAGAAGTTTGCTCCGATGGGTTCAGCTTTATGCTTTCCTGTTGAAGCGCTCGTCTTCTGGGCTATTTCTGTGGCTGCCATTGCTCGCCGTTTTCGGCTGCAGCGCCAAGAAGTCGGACGTCGTGTCTTCGTCTATGGGGATGATATTATTGTCCCCGTAGAATGGGCATCGACGGTGGCGGACGGTCTTGAGCTTGTTAGACTCAAGGTGAACAAGAGCAAGTCGTGCGCTACGGGCAACTTCCGCGAATCGTGTGGCATGGATGCTTTCAAAGGCACCTGCGTCACACCGGTCCGTGTGAAGAAGCTCTGGGTCGATACGCGTAATGGCGGAGTGTATGCTGCGTACGTTGCCTTTGCTAATGAAATGGCAGAGCGTGGCTACCAGCTTACAGCGGACCTTGTCTGGGAACGATTGACGAAGCTGTATGGTTTCATTCCGTACGGCCTAGCCAATTCTCCTTTCCCTTGCAGGCAAGCTTCCAGTCAGTCTCAAGCTCGCGCCCTTAATAGGGGACGGGTTAAGATTCGCTGGAACCCCGATTACCAACGTCAGGAATACCGGGTCTGGACTCTAAAGAGTCGTAAACTCGATACTGTTCTTGACGATTGGACTCGAGCTCTACGAAACATTGTTTCAAGGAGGCTCGATGAACCTACGCGCGTCGTGGTTCCGTCCTCGACGATAATCCAGCGACGGTGGAGTCCGATTTAACTACGGTTAGATCGGTAACGTATCCTTTCTGCTCTCAAAAAGAGCGGTGAGGTGCTAGATGGGAACAAATGCATTCAGCAGGAG